AAGAAGCTAATGAGGCACTTAAACAAGCAATTATTTTAGATAGTGGTAATACTAAATACGAATCAGATTGGTTTGTAAATGAAAACCATAGTAGTCAATATTCAACAACTGTAAATTTTAGATAATGGCAAAACAAATATCATATCAACCTTTAACTGATATTGGGTTAAATGGGTTAAATACTCAAAGTAATCCTGCATCATTAGATACATCATATTTAGTTAAAGCTGAAAATGTAGTAATTAGAGAGTCTGGTCGTATTGCTTTTAGGAAAGGACTTAAACAAAAAGTAGAACCATCAGGCACAGCTATAGTATCTATACATGAACATGACGATAATGGAACAAACAAAGTTCTTGTTAGTTATGGCACAAGTATTTATGTTGTTGATTTTACTGACCCTGCTGATGCTTTTCCTAGTAGTGGTGCAGATCTTAAACATACAGTAGGAAGTACGACAGGTAATTGGCAATTTGTGAATTTTAATGATAGATTGCATTGTTTTCATTCTGGGGTAGTTCCTCAAAGATACGATGGTTCGTTAGGTTCGGGTGTAAAATGGACAGCACACGCTACTGATCCTGCCTCAATAAGTTCATTATTTGATCCTTCATGTGGTATGGGATATTATGGAAGAATTTGGTGTGGTGGTGTAGCAGAGGCTAAAGATGTTGTTTATTACTCTAATTTGTTAGATGGTGATGATTGGACAGGTGGTGATACAGGTTTAATAGATTTATCAAAAGTATGGGGTATTGATGATGTTATAGCTATTGCCCCTTTTTATGGTAAGTTAGTAATATTCGGTAAAAATAACATTGTTATATATGACAGTCCAGAAACAGTAGGATCACTTGCACTTAATGAAGTCATTAGGGGTGTAGGTTTAGTTTCAAGAGATAGTGTACAAGCTATTGGTGATGACTTAGTATTTCTTTCAAATACAGGATTACGCTCTTTAGGAAGAACAACTGAGAAAGATAAACTACCTTTAACTGATTTAAGTTTAAACATTAAAGATACTTTAATTAGGAATATTGGTCAAAGTTCAAATGTTAAAAGTGTTTATGTAGAAAATGAAGGTATTTACATAATGTCATTTGTTGATAAAAACATTACTTATGTGTTTGATTTTAAACATTTCACACCTAATAATGCACCAAGAGTAACAACTTGGACTTTTGATAATGATAGAGAGCCATCTAGTATGACATATACAGAAACATATGGATTATTAGTAGGCCAACAAGATGGTGGTTTGGCTGGATATGAAGGATATTATGATACTGATCTAGAAGGAGCATCAACCTATACTTATAGTTCATATACAAGCAGTATTGCAACAACATGGATTAATTTAGGTGAGTCAATAGCTGCTTCATTTTTAAAGCGGTTGTTTTTAGTTTTAGAGGGTGGTTCTGGAGCAACATTAGGCTTAAAATGGTACAAAGATTATAGCCCAAGTCCTTCAGATACTACTTCTATAACTTTAAATCCTACAACTACAGGAACAACATCATTATGGGGTGCTAGTACATCTTTATATGGTACAACAACAGTTACTACTACAAGTGCAGGTGCTTTTGTAACTGACTCATATTACGCTATTGCAACAGTTGGTAGTACAAATTTTACAGCAATAGGTTCAGCAGATAATGTTGTAGGTACAGTTTTTAAAGCAACTGGTGCTGGTTCTGGAAGTGGTACTGCTGTAAGTCATACACATAATGCAACAGTTCACCCTAGTAACTCTACATATGCTCCTCTATATGGATTACAAGAATATAGAACTCCGTTAACAGGTTCGGCAAAAAACCTAAAACTAGAGATAGATATTGAATCAAACGGATTTGATGCTTCTTTGCAAGATTTAACTTTATTACATAAACAAGGAAAGATAAGATAATGGCAAACTATACTATAGCTGTCGGATGGTCTGGAAAAGATGCACTAGCAGATTCCGATGCAGGAAAGGTAATATCTGGTGCAGATTTTAATACTGAGTTTACAGCAGTACAAACAGCAGTAAATACTAAGGCAGACTTAGCAGGTAGTGCTACTCAGGCTTTTGCTGCTACTACAGCAAGTCCAGGAACTAATACAACTCAAGTTGCTTCAACTGCTTTTGTTACAGCAGCTATAACAGCAGTTCAAGCTGCTCTATATCCAGTAGGCTCAATATACACTAACGCAGCAGTAAGCACAAACCCAGCAACACTTCTTGGATTTGGTACTTGGGCAGCTTACGCAGAAGGTAGAGTTCCAGTAGGTAAAGCATCAAGTGGTACATTTGATACGCTCAATGCGACAGGTGGTGCTGAAACAGATGCACACACACTTACAACTTCTGAAATTCCTTCACATAATCATAATTCTGTTCACGGAGGTAGTAGTGGAAGTGGCAGACCTAGTGGTTTTTCAGCGGTGTCAAATTCACTTAGTCCATACAATTTTGGTGGTGGAACAGATGATGATGATTGGGGAAGCTCAACTACAAGCTCAACAGGTGGTGGTAACGCACACACGCACGATATTTTACAACCATATATAGTTGTCTATATGTGGAAACGAACAGCATAGGAGATTAATAATGATAGGAGCAGGTGTATACAATAGAAGTTTGCCTAAAAATAATAGAGAAAATGCTATACGCAGAAATGCAACAACTTTTGCTAAAGCTAGGCCTAGAATAGTGCCAACAACTACAAATTTTACAGACATAGCTAATAGTGCTGGAAAATATATAGCAAGTGCAGGAGATAATGCAGGCAAATATGGTGCAATGGATGTAGGTGGTCAACAAAAAATATCAGAAAAGATATTGAATTTAACTACTCCTGATATGACAGGAATTGGTTTTACAAATACATATAAAGATGGTAAATTTACATCTGAATTAAATGAAATGGAAAAAGGCATATACGATCAAACAGGTATGCTTACAGACATTTTAGGTAAACAAGCACAAGATTTCTTTAGCGGTGGCTATGAAGGTATGCGAAAAAATCGTTATGATGAAGCTATGTCTTTGTTTGCTACTGATCGTGCTAGAGAAGAATCAGAAAGAAGGGCAAGACAATATGCTACTGGTGCTTCATCTACAGGTATATTTCAAGAAGATGCAAATGTAGCACAAAATATTACACAAGAAAATCTGCAAACTTTAGCAGGTATTGACACAGATGTAATGAATTTTGGTAACTTTTTAACTGGTAATAGAAATCAAAACATTGATGCAATGTTAGCACAAGGATCAGCAGGAAATACACTTTTAGCCAATCAACTTACAAAACTTGATGCTACTACTAATTTTCAAAATGAATCGGATGCAGTAACAGCACAATACGATCAACTGGCTGCTGCTGATGCTGCAAAAAGAAAAAGTAAAAGTAATTTTTGGGGTAATATTTTTGAGTTTGGATTAAATACTGTTATGCCAGGTGCTGGCACGGCAGCTAAAGGACTTTTTGGATAGGAGAAAATAATGGCAGAATACAGTAATGATATGTTTGGACTTAAACAATTATTGTTAGATGAAGCACAATCAAATCAACAAACTGATATTAATAACGCTGTAAATTTAGCAGGTACTAAGCGTGCAGGAATGATGCTTAATGCAATAGATATTGGTAAAACACAAGGAGCAGCTTTAGAGGGGTTTGGTCGGTTTTTAACTGGTAAAGAAGCACCTGTAGATCCTAGATTAGAAAAGATGCAATTGTTAGAATCGATACAAAGTCAAATGCCAACTCCAGAAACATCTTCTGATTATAGAAGATTGGCTGCATTATTTAGTAAAGCAAATTTATTTAATGAAGCAAAATTAGCAATGCAAGAAGCTAATAAAATTGAACAAGCAGCATTAACCAGGTCTAGAGAAACTTATCAAGACATAAATGGTGCTACTCGTTTTAAAGCTACAGGGCAACTTGTTCCTGGAGAGTCCGCTGTAAAAACTACTGATCCTGATGAATTAACATTAGACCAATTATTTACTAATACACTTGAAAGTGATCCTGTATATATAGACGCAGTAAAAACAGGAGATGTAGCGACACAAAAGAAAATGATTGCCGAAGCTAAAAGAACTTTAAATTTAGCTGGTGATACATCAAATGCACAAATACAAAATTTCCCTGAATACAGGTTAAACAAAAAAGGTGAAATGCAAAGATATGATGTATATAAACAATACAACAAAAAAACTAATACATGGGAAGAAGTACAAGAATCTCAACAAGAATTAATTGCAGCAGCTACTCGTACCTATGTAGATGATACGCCAGAGGGTACATTTGAAATAACAGAAACATGGAATGGCCAAAGCGGTAAATGGGTACAAACAGCTAAAACTAATAAAACAGATTTACCAAATAGTTTTGAAGCTGCTATAGTGCAATCAGTTGTTAGTTCGCCAGGATATAATGATTTAGATACAAATTCTAAATCAGAACTACTTAAAACAGCTAAACAATCAATTACTATTCCTACAACAGAAAATGCAATAAATGCAGCATATAGAGATATTGCAAATGATTTTATTGAACAAGCACAAAATTTGGAACAAGTTAATGGTAATGAAAATTACATTGAAGAGGGTCGTGTGCTAGGAAATAAAGCATTTATGGATTGGAAAAACGATCTGCAAATTGAAGTTGAAAAAGCTGGTGGTAATACAGAAGTAGGCGATGTTTTAGCTCAATATAAATTGTGGAAAGATTTATCTAGTAACACTCTTGACAGTTTAGATCAAATGGAAAATCTAAAAGATCAAATAGACATGGCTAGAGGTTCAGGTATAAGAGATCCAAACTCTAAAGCCTGGGCACAAGCAACTAGAAGTATTGTTGCATTAACTAAAGACTCTAATTTAAGTTTAGCAGAAGTAAATACCATAGCAAATGCTGGTAGTGTACCAAGAAAAATTAAAGACTATGTAAATAAAATTATTACTGGTGTTGCTTCAGAAGCTAGTATCGATGATTTTGAAGAAATTGCTATTGGTTTAGAAAGAGTTTTAATTGAAAGATATAATAAAAATCATAGTGATTTTAATGCTGCATTTAGTGTGGCAGGCACTTCACAAGACTTATTAAAATCTATAACTGGACAACCATTAACACAAGATACACCAATTATTCAGGCAAATTATCCCGATATAGTAAATATAGCAGTTGAAAGAGGTTTAATAAAAATTATTGATGGTAAGATTTATAGTGTTGCAACAGGTCAAGAGTTAAATATTGGTGATTTTCCAGATTAAGGAATATTTATGACAACAATGAATATGAGTGAATTATCAGATGACGAAATTATGCTTTTGTTAATGGAGGGCGATCCAGATTCTGTATTAACTGATTCTAATGATTTTGGCAATGAAACATTACAGTCTATATCAGATGAAAATCTTATTGACTATCTTGAGCAAATGTCTAATCAAAAAACACTTATGGAAGAACGAGCCATAGATATGCCTAGTTATTTAAAAAACCAGGCTAAATTAGGATTGACAGATACTTTAACATTTTCTGATGCAATATATCAAGGCTTAATAGACCCTGTAGATCATGTGTTAGGACACCTATTTTTTGGAGCAGGTGGCTCAGATTTGTATTTAGAAAAACAACAAAAAATGTTTTCTGAATTAGTTAATTTTAAAAACTCAGATGAATATGCTAATTTATTACAAGCGGGTGATAATGATGAAATTGAAAAAAGAATTCGTGCTATTCAGTTAAAAGGTGGATCAGTTGGTTTAAATTGGGGTGATATGATAGATGCAATTAATCTTCCCGATATTCCATTTACTAAAGATGCTACATATTGGCAAACTTTTACTTCTCGATTAATGGATTCACAAGAAGATATAAGTCAATTTACAGGTGCTAATCCTCATCTTAAATCACCTAATGATACTTTAATTGAAAGGGCTATAGGCACAGGTGTAAGATTTGCTGCCGATCCAAGTTTTTATTTAACAGGTGGTGCAAGTAAAGCAAAAGATATTCCTGGCTTAATACCTGTTATTGGTGATGATGCTTTAGCACCAATTTTAGGAGAAATGGCAGTTAACACTTCTGGCCATGTGTTTAGAAATGGTACAAGTGCAGCTACTATAGGTGTTATGTCTGAATTTGGCGGTGAAGGTGGTGCTGCTCTTGAAAAAGAACTAACTGGTGAAGATACTGGTGTTGGTCGTTTAGTTGGTTCTTTTGGAGGCGGTGGTGTTGCTATTGCATCACAAATACCTACCAAATTTTTAGCTAGTAAAATTAAAGACATTTGGAACAAAAGATCTATAAATAAAAAATATCCTGATATGGTAGCACAACAATATGTTACTGGTGGTGTTAAAGAAATATACAAATTAATGGAACAGGATATTACACCTGAAAGATTTAGTGAATTAGTTAAAGAATATAAAAAAATTGGCACTTCTGTTAATTCTGGAAATATACCTTTAATGGTTATGGCTGCTGATTCTCCATATATGCAAGCTGAACTTAAAAAATTAATGCAAACAGATGCTACTTTTAGAAAACAAGTAGAAGATGAAGTGTATAGGCTTGGTTTATTAATAGATGAAAGAGCAGATCAAATATTTGGTACTCGCTATGCACCTGTTAATTTAGAAAATATTCCCAAACAATTGAGAGATCAGGGTAATAAGCTTATAAAACTTAGGCAAGAATTAGATCAAAAAATTGAACAATTAGATTTAAGTTTTGTACCAGAAAACGCTCTAGATATTGGAAATCAAATACAAGCTATTGTTGCTAAAAGAGAAGCTATAGCAAGAAAAGAAATGAAGCCTACATATGAAGCAATTGACAAAAAAGCTGCTGCTCAAAACATTTTTTTAGGTGGTGGTCAATCTACTCAATTATATAAATATGTACTTGACAATGAATTATTAGACTTGTTTGGAACAAAAACACAAATATATAAAGACATATTAAAATACTTAAAACCTAGAAAAAATACAGAAAATGTAACTATCCAGGTAGTAAGAGGTGACAAGCTTGTAGACACAACAGTTAAGCGTGGTGATTTACCACCTAGTCACAAAGAATATGAGCCACCAGTATCGCCTGAAGTAAGTTGGGCACAAATGGATTCTTTAAAAAGAGCCATTAACAGATATTCTAGAAAAGATCTAAGTAATAGTGAAAGAAGAAAACTAAACGAGTTTAAAGAATATTTTAAAGAGATTAGTGGAGAAATGGTTGCTGTTGAAAAAGGAGGTTTGGCTTTTGATAAGAAACCAGCTTTAGATTTACTAGCTAAAAGAGATGCTGCTGATGTTTTGTATTATGAAAAAATAGGCATACCATATAGTGCAGAAGGCATTATGCAAATTAATAGTAAAAAATATGCTACTGAAGTTTATCCTGTTATTTTTAAAAACAGCGAGTCTTTAAATCAATTTTTAGGTGTAGCTGGTAAAGAGGGTCAAGAAATTGCCCAAAATGCTTACATTCTTAATATGTATGACAAGGTTATGAAGGATGGTGTTTTTAACGCTAAAAAGGTACAAATATTAATGCGTAAAGATCGCAATATATTAGATCAATTACCACAAGTTAAAAAGATGTTAGAACGATCAATAGTAGACCAAAGCGAATTACACCTAAAAAGAGATGCTATAAACACAGCAGCTAAAGATTTTGAAACAGAAGTTGCAAATCATTTTTTAATATCTTCTGCTTTAAGTCCAAATTATCCAGATGTAGCAAGAAGGTTATTTAAAGGTGATATGGCTTTTTACAACAAAATACAAAAAGATTTGGATAAAGTTGATACAAGCACAGCCAGGATTGTTAATGAAAACATACAAAGAGAATATGTAAACCAGGTTTTTTCTAATGGAGGTATGAAATATTTATTAGATCCTGCAAACGAGAAAATGGTTAAAACTTTGTTTAATGAAAAACAAATTAAAACCTTTAAAAATTTATCAACATTATCTGATGCTTTGAAAAAAATTGATATTGTAGACTTAAATAACAAATCTGTTTCAAATCAAGTTGATCCTTTAGCTAAAATATTGCCAGGAGTTACAACACAATATGGTGCTGCACAAATTAGAGATCGTGTATCTAGTGTTGGCATGAAAGTTATTAGAATATTAACCCATATTAACCAGGCTACATTACAAAGAAGATTAGATAAAGGTGTGCAAGATTTATTGCTACACAAAGATATAGAAAAACTAAATCAATGGGGTCAAACTTACAATTGGAAACAAATAACTCCAGAAGGTTTTTCTACTTTAAGAAATATTATATCTGAAATGATACCAAATTATATACATGGTAGTGCAGAAGGTTTTGCTTTGCAAGAATTAGTGGGCGAATCTAATAAAAGAATTATTGAGGAGAGGTTTTAATGGGGGTTAAAAATAAAATTTCAGAATTTGCTACTGGTTTTTTAGGTGGTAATTATAGAACAACTACTAGCACTAAAGCTGGAAAAGCAACAAGAAAATTATTAAACACACCATTAAAATTAGGTGGTACTTTTTTAAAAAGACACCCTTATGTTGCTTTAGGTACTGGTTTACTTAGTGTAATGGGGTACGATTTAGGTTTTACTGATAATCCTGGTTTTGATAAAGAAATAAAATACAATTTACCACCATACATGACTTCAGATAGGTGGCATTACGAAAACGATTACAAAAATTATTGGAAAAGCGTATTAGGTCATGATGGCGTACCCACATTAGAAGATTTTAGTGATTACAATAATCCTGATGAAGAATATAATATTGCTATAAAATTATACATGGACACAAAACCTTTATAAATTAAAGTTTACAAACTCCATCCTCACAATCATCGTCTGCCGTATCAGGTACAATATACTCGTTGACTCTTAATATTGATTTATTTTTTTTAGGGTTAGCGAGGTTTCCTATAGTAAATTGTTGCAACAGGTTTTCATAACTTCGTACTTCACATCTTTTAAAATATAAATTATAAGCCTCTTCAAATTTTAGGCTTAGTGCTGATGCCCTTTTTGCATAATCTGTTGCTAGTGCATCACATAACTCCAACCTCGTTATTTCCATAAATCTCCTTATGTTTATAAAGTATGTAGGCCTGTTTACTATATATTTTCCTAGCAAATATTTCTACTACTTGTCTATCATCAACAAATAAAACACCATTTAAAGCATCTAAGATCGCTTTTATATAATTATCAATATCTGAATTATTACTACAATAGGTGTTATCCAATCTTTCTGTTTTTTTCTTTGACCAAGATTTAGGCATCTTGATATAAAAATCAACGCAAACACTCAAGAGGTTTTCAGAGGGAGTTGTTTCCATCTCACTTGTTAGTGCTTTCATGTTGTTTTTGAACTTAGTGTACCTCTTAGGGTAGTATGTAGACCAACGACTTACTCTTGGCCTGGAGGCTGGACAGGGATCAACTTCAAATGTAATCCTCATAGTGTTCACCTCTTAGAATGTCAATATCAGAAATTGCTAAAGCCAAAAGTAATCTAATTTCAATATCTCTTGGAGTATCTTCTTCTCTAGCCAATTCTCTAGCGTTTCTAAGACTTTCTGAAATTGAATCTAGTTTATCAAATCTTTCTTGTCTATACTTTATGGTCATTACTCATTACAATATGATAATCTTCATTACGAGGCAACATAATGCCCCACTCTCTAGCGAAGTAAGTATCAATATCTTTTAAGTATTGAACAAATTCAGGAATAGTAAGATCTTTACTAGATTTCTCTCTATCTCCTAAAAATCTTTCAGCAAGGTCTTTCTTAAAATCTTCTTTACTTTCTTCGCCTTGCTCTTTTCTTAGGATATCAACCCATAAATGAAAAAGTCTACTCTGAAACTCTGTTCTTTTAGGCTTGTCTTTGCTTATTGATACTGTAGCTACATCACAGTCAGGATTTGCTTTAAAAAAATCATAGACTAAGGCCTTAAATATTGCTTCTTTAGGCTCGTTTCTATAAATAATCCTGTATGTACTCATTGTATCATATTAAATTAGGTTACTTAATGTCTTTATCCATTAAACTATCAATTTCCATTTGGATATATTCGATAGCCTTTCTAAGATCTTGGATTTGCCCCTCACCCTTATGCTTGTATGGGTATCTAGTTAGGTACTTTACAGCATTTCCAATAGGCCAACTTAATTTATGATCTATTATAAAGTTTTTAGGCTCTATTGTACCTTTAGCATAATGCAAGGGGTTTGTTATAATATTGAATTTTTTAGCCACCTACCCATCCAAAAAGTAGTGCTACGACTACTATAGCTAAAAAAACTGTTAATGATCTATTTTTCAAGACCATATCCATTATCTCTTTCATTCTTTCAACTCCTTGGTAATATCCTTATCAAGCAATTTCCAGATGATACCCGCTGCGATAATCCCAGCCAGGCCAGCGTTACCTAGAGTCCAAACAATATCCAGGATAGATCCAATTACATTTCCAGTTAGAAATGCAACCTTACTACCAAATATAATTTGTAATACAATTGACAAGCTGATTAATTTAATGCCTATATCTATCGAGGCATCAGCACCTTTCATTATCTTATCTAACA